GGGCAGGAGTGATACGTAAAACATTCTTCGATGGAGGAGTGGATGAAGTTATCACAACACGTCGTCTTGTACATATCGCACAAGCATACAGCATATTTGGTGACCGCCTAGTTGCTATCACTAATTGTGTAAACAGATTTGATGATGATACTAAACAATCATTCTTAGATCTTTATACTAAGGTTGATGCTGGTGAGGAAACTACCGAAGGAGAATTTTAATGCACGGAGATTTAGAACCAGAGGAGCATCATTGGGGGGAGGAAAACGACCCCCGATATGTAAATGATCTTTGGGAAGACATGGACCGCCTCAATGCTTTGTATGAAGAAATGATGTGGCCACATGATGATGTGCTAGAATTTATACCCGATCATGCAAATGATCGGATTATTATTCAAAACAAATCTAGAAAAGGTTTATGAAGTACAATGAAAATGAAATCCTGAAAGAAGTTTCTGATTATATCAGTGCCACTTATTCAGGACATTACAGTGCAGGTGGGGTTCAAACATTAGACCTCATTGATTCTGTAGGTGACGCTGAAGCATTTTGTAGAAGTAACATTCTAAAGTATGCTTCACGCTATGATAGAAAAGGTACAGCAAGAAAGGACATCATTAAGATTATTCACTATGCTGTATTACTCTGCCACTTTAGTGACAAACGTGCTAAGGCAGATAAAATAAACGCAGAAAATCCTTCTGCATTCTCCGTTGATTATGACAAGTAAATGACTGTATTATCCAAACCAACAATTGAAGTATTAAAGAACTTTTGTTCTATTAACAAGTCCCTTGTTATTAAACCAGGTAACAAGTTAAGTACGTTAAGCATTAATAAGAACATTCTTGTTTATGCTGATGTTGAGGAACAGTTTGATTCTCAACTTTCCATATATGATCTTGGTGTATTTCTTGGTGGTCTATCATTGTTTGAACAACCATCTATCGATACATCAAAGGATAATTACGTTACTGTTAGTGACACTAAGGGTAGATCTAAGACTAGGTTCTTCTATGCTGACCCTGATATTATTACACAACCTCCAGAGAAGGAAATCAATCTCCCATCTGAAGATGTTAAATTTCGTTTAGATGCTGGAACTTTACAACAATTACAACGTGCTGCTAGTGTATATCAATTACCTGATTTATGCTTATATGGAGACGGTACTGAGATGAGTTTACGTGTAACTGATAAGAAGAATGATACTTCTAATAGTTACTCAGTTCAGGTTGGTACAACAACAGAAAATTTCTGTTATTGTTTCAAGGTAGAGAACTTAAAATTACTTCTTGGTGATTATAATGTTACTCTTAGCAAACAGAATGTTGCCCTATTCCAAGGTGATGGAATTAAGTACTTCATTGCTCTGGAACCCAACCAATGATATCATTACTCAATGAAGGAAAGGTTAAATCTGTATACGAGTTTGAAGCAGATGAAGTAACCATTATTTTTCATGATAAGGTTACTGCTGGAAACGGTAGAAAGGTTGCTTTTCCAGAAGATAAGGGTGCTGTATGTTGTAAGATATCAGCACTCCT